ATCCGCAAATGCTGACTTGCCAACAGCAGTAGCGTGCAGGCTGGCAATGATGCCGCCGTTGCACTCGCAGCCGCGGGTGAACTCGTCGCGCTCGCGTTTCACGGGAACACCGCATTCCTTGCAGGAGTAGCTTGTCTCAGGCTTGGGCTTCGTAATCATCGAGTTCCCTGTGTACGATGCGGCGGGATCCACAATCAGCACAGCACATCACCGTGCCTTTGCCGTGCTTGCCCTGCCTTAGCTGCAAATTCTCTAGTCTGTTGTCGGCGCGGTCGCCGTTGATGTGGTGGACCGACTCAGATGTAAGCAGCGGGCGTCCTAGGTGCATCGCCATGACCAGCCTGTGCTGCATGACGTAACCAGCCCGCGTGATCATGGACTCGTAAGGCGAAGGCCGCTCGACGTACTGCAGAATGTAGCCGCCATCGGTCTTCGATAACCCGCCGCGCCAGCCGGCAGCACCTTCACCGCTCGTGGCATAGAACCGCGTCGGCACATTCAACTGCTTCAGCACGGAACTAATCACCGTCTGATGGCAACCAAACAGCGTTGCTAACTGCGTTTGCGTCAGACCATCCCTGTACAGCAGGGCTATCCGTGCCGCCTCGCCAGCGTGGATGCGCCTTCGTTGCGCCCCGTGGTCACGCAGTTTGTGGCCCGCCCGGCGAACCGCTGAACGGATCGCGTATTGCCCCTTGCCGTACTTGGCCTCTAGGTCTTCAAGCGGCATCCCCTGCAGATAGTCAGCAACAACCTGCTGCTCTACCTCAGGGCTAAACTTGCGCCTTGTCGGCTTCTCATCGGCCCAGCCAGGAACGTGAACGCCTGCGTCGTGAAGCATCCGGTAGACAGTCCGTGGTGCCAAATCCATCTTCTTGGCGACCGCGTTACCGCTGCCCAACTTCTCGTAAAGCTCTAAGGCCAACTTGGCCACGATGTCGTTTCTTTTCTGAGGCTTTCCCATGCGTTGGCGCTCCTTTGCACCAACTATATATACCCTCAGGCCTCGGTGACGTCCAGCGAATTTGCCGCAAATTGTGGCTGAATGCCGTTAGCAACCGCAAGCGATGATGTCAGCGCGCCGGCATAAAGCACCAACCCCGTGCCACTCGACGCCGTGCCAATAGCCACATGGGTCAAGGTCGCGCCTGAAGCGCCGCACTGGGCGAACTGAGCCAAGGCCGCGTTAGCCGTCGCACCCGATGCCGGGGCGTCCCACCCGCCTGTCGTGCGAGCAACAGCAATGCGGACGTAGTTCGTGTACGCCGTCTCGTTGGTCGTCTGAGCGCCGCCTACACCCGGGTCTGCGGTATGCAGCGAGATGTACAAGTTTGTTGCAGGCGACGTGCTGTCATTCTCCGCAATGTCGGCCCACGTGGTCGCATTGAAGATAAGCGCCAGGATTGAGTTGCTGGCTGAAGTGGATTTAGGCATCAGGTTATCCCTTGTGCGCGCCCATCAGGGCCTCTGAGAATTTGCTTTGGCTTGGACAGTGCAGACGCAAGTGCTTCCTGACCCCGCCCAATGGCGAGCAGGCCAGCACCCAAGGCTTCCATTGTCCGGTCTGGCTTGACGGGCTGCATGGCTGATTCGCCGCCCTCGCCGCCTTCGGCCATCATGCGCTTGCGAGCGTCGTTGTGTTCGGCCTCACGAGCCTTGAACTCAAAGTCGAGTTGCTTCGACTGCGCCCCAAACTCAAGGTCGGCCAACTTCTCCTGCCGCTTGATCTCAAGCATGGCCTGAGCCTTGCCTGTCTCAATCTCAGCCTGTCGGTTGAGGCGCTCAATGTCGTATTTGAATTGCAAATCTGCGAGTTGCATCGCCCGCTCGGTCTTGCGCTTGTCCGCTTCGTCTTGGCGCAGTAGCTCTTGCGCGTCGGCCTGTGCCTGCATCTCAAGCTCTTGCTGCTTGGCTTGCGTCTGCATGAGGGCTTTCTGTTGCTCAACCTGCATCGCGGCGTCTGGCTGCTGAGACTGCTGCTCCTGCGCCTGCTTCAGCTTGTCCAGCAGCAGCTTCTTCTTCGGCAGCGAAGACGCCTCTATCAGCACGTCAGGCGGGATTGGCATCCCTGACTGCACGAGTTCCGCAAGCTTCTGGAACTGCTCTTCCTGAATGACTGCAGTGTCAGGCGTGGAGTCGATGACGATGTCCACGTCCATCTCAGCCGGGTTGTTCGACTGCATGACAGGCTGGCCGGTCATCGGGTCGATTTGCATCTGGCCCGTCTGCGGGTCAATCACAGGTTCCGGCATGTTCAAGCCCACAAAGCGCGGGGCGTTCTCGTCGTCCGTGACCCGTATCCACTTCGGCCCGGTCCAGAACTGCTTGATGCTTTCCCACATTGCGCGGTAGCACCTGAGCTTCCAATCGTCGAACCCGGCCAAGAGCGGAGCCTGCTCGGTCATGCCTGCCTGTTGTTCAGCAAGGATAGCCCTGCCAGACTGAGACTGACCGCCACGACCCACAATGCCCGGTGTCGGGCTTTGACGGCGCATCTCTTCCTTGGCGTCACGGAGCAGTTCGAGGTGAGCAGGCGTTAGCTGCCGATCGCCCAACTCCTCAATCTGGCCTTCGCGGGCCTCGATGATGCCATCAGGCTTGGCCCACTCTTTGCGAACCGCGTCAACATCCAGAACCCCAGGCTCAACCCGGAGCTTGGCCACGTTCAGCAGATGGATTGCCTTCGACCGGCCCTTGTTGATCGCATCCTGCGGGCTGACCATGTCCTTGACCGCGCCGTATCGCTGGTTGTCGATGTCCACATAGGCGGACTGAGCCAAGATCGGATTGCGCGGCTGCTTGGTCCTGGAGTCGAGGTACTGGCTTGGGCCTTCTTCCAAGACCCCGCCATAAACGAAAACGCACTTGTTCCAGATGCCGCCTCTGCGGCTGTACATCTCGAAGCACATGATGCGGCGGGACTTTACGTCAATCCATGACCAGCCATCCTTGGGCCGATCCTTGAACGTGTCGCCGGTCGTCGCGATGTCAAAGGACTGCTTGATCTTGTCTTCAGCGTCTGGATAGAGGTCGATGAGATCCTGCTCATCCATCCACTTGGCAATGCCCATATAGCGCGCGTCACCGAAGTCACGGTCGCGGCTGTAGGGGTCGTAGAAGAACTCTTCCGGCCTGATGCGCCGAATGCCAGGCTCTTGGCCCTCGTTGATCTCGTTGATGCCGGCGACAACGCCCCAGATGAGGAAGTCCTGCAGGCATTCTCTCGCGGTCGCATTAAACCGGGTCACGTCGCTGACGTAGCGCAGGCCGTCCGTGGCTACCTCTGCGGCCTCTTGGTCCTGTGGTGTGCGGCCCCAGCCCTTCGGGTCTGTGCGGCCACGCTCTACGATGCCGATGATGGCATTCACCGCAGGCTTGATGTGGTTGAACGCAAGGGCTGGCTGGCCACGGGCCTCAAGCACACGGCGCTCGCTGTCCGTCCACTGGTCGCCGTCATAGTACCGCTGGAAGACCTGTGCCGCGCGCCTTGCAGCGTCGAGCATGTCCATTGACACAGTGGCTTTGCGCTTTACCGTTTCGAGGTAATTATCCTCGGCCTTCTGGTCTGCAATCTTGCGCTTTGCCATTATGCTGTCTTCCATCCGCCCGAAGCGGCCAAACTGCGGTTTCTCGTGTACCGATCCACCGGATTACGTGAGTGATCTACCTTCGTCAGAAGCGCAGGCCATGCCTCGTAGACTGCCCTGCCTATCAGGCTGCAGCAGTCAACCGCGTCGTCATGCTTGCCAGCCGGAAAGCGGATAAGCTGGTCCAGTACGTCGCCGCTCCAAGGGGACTTGGGGAAGCTCACCTTGCCGTTAGCCGCGAGTGCCTGGAACGCTCTAGCGCGTGTCGGCTTGTCGTGGATGCTTGCCACCCACTCAATGCTCGCCCACGTCTTGCGCTCGTCCATCCGCTTCTTCAGCGGGCCTTCAATGGCTCGCTTGATGACACCACTCTCAGCAAACCATGTGAGCGGCTTGTGTTTCCCGATGAGGTCGCACCATTTCTCGATCCAGACCCCTGCGTCTGTCTGGCCACGCCACCAATCGACCGCGTAAATTGTGCTATCTGGACCCACGCCCCATACCGCGTGCTCTGTATAATCCCCGCCACCGTCAGTGACAGCGAAGTCAGAGGTTCCGAAGAAGTTGACCTTGGGTCGCTCGTCATGGGTCTTGAACCATTCCCGTCTAAAAAACGTGCCCTCGTCAGGCTGCGGGTCTTGCTGAAAGAGCGCAGAGAAGAACCGGGGCAGCGAGTTCGCTCGGATGCGGTCGAGGCTTTCGATAGGGTAAGCTTCCGGCCAGAGCGCCGCCCCGGAACTGTCTATGGCGGGTAGCTGGACGATCTCCCACTTGTCGCCGCCGTTGTTCTGTTGCTCAAGCAGGAAGCCTGAGAGGTCGTCTTCGTGCATCCGATGGTTGATGAGGATGATTGCCCCACCAGGCTGCAGTCGGTTGTAGACGCTGCCCTGATACCATTCCTTGACCGCCTTGCGCTCTAGCTCAGATTGAGCATCGCTCATGCTGCCAAAGGGGTCATCGATGATAAATTCATCCGCGCCTTTGCCAAGGATTTGGCTCCCGACGCCGACCGCGTAGAAGATCCCGCCCTTATTCGTATGCCAGCGACCAGATGCTTGGCTGTCTTCAGCTAACCGGACTTCAGGGAATAAGCGCCCGTAATCCTCGCTGCGAATGATGTTTCGAACTTCTCGCCCGATGTCAGCCGCGAACTCCGCAGAGGCGGAAGCCGCGATGATCTGGCGATGCGGGAAGTTCCCTAAGCAGAACGCTGGATATCGTCTTGAGGCTAGTTCTGTCTTTCCATGCCTTGGAGGCATCAGGAGCATCAGCCGGTCTACATCGCGGCGCATGACCCGCTCGAGTTGCTCGGCAACTATGCGGTGGTGCTTGGCTGTCTTGTAGCGGTCGTAGGTGTATTCGGTAAAGTCAATGAGGCTTCGTCTGGCCTTCCGCCTTCGCAGCAACTCCTGTGCGGCTTGTGCTTCTATCGGCAATGACGCGCTCAAGGTCTGCGTCTGTCCATTCTGTAATGGGCTGTTCATGTCGTGTGGTTACATCCACTGACTGCGGGGCTTTGCCATCAATGCGGTCAGCGATTTCCTTGAATGCAGCAAGGTCGCCCTCTACTGCCATTTCGACAACCTTCGCAGCAGCGACGGCAAGTTTCTTGCGGCCCTGTGGGTCGTCGTCATGCACGCGATGAGCAGCCAGCATGAGAGCCTCGCGGATCAACTTGTCTTTGCGTTGTCCTGAGTTGCCGTTGCCAGCCATTTTATCTTCGCTAACTCGTTGATGTCGAAATATTATTGCGCGGCGAGGCCTGGTCTTGAACCATGCGATCAGACGCCGTGTTCTCTGGCACCTGCGCCCTAATCTGTTGCTCAAGGTTGGCAAGCAATTGGGCGACTTGGCGGTAAGGCATGTTGGCAAGAGCGGCACCGACTAAGGCCGCCTCTTCGTGTGTCAGGTTAAGTTTAAGCACCGATAAGCCCGTGTGTTGTGAGTGCTGCCTGCAGTGCCATGACGCGGCCAGCGAGCTGTGCGGTTGTTACTGTGGCAGTGTCGTATGACGTGGCCTTGTTCGTTGTGCCGGTCATTGCGGTCCAGCCGGTGTCCCTTGCGCCAACTACCTTCGTCCCGTTCACATCAAATGAAGTGCGGGCTACGAAGCGGCCTAGCGTGTTCGTCTCAATGATGCCGGTGAATGCGGAAAGAGACGTGATGTTGTTGTATGTGTTGTCGCCGATGAAGACGCGACCACCGTGGATGGTGAAGGCGCTTGCCGTGCTGAACACGTTTGCACTCGGGACTACTTGGAAATAACCGATATGAATGTCCACGTTGCGCAGGGTGACAGTCGTTGCACCCGTTCCGGTTCGGAACACACTGGTGGACGCCTGGGGAGCGAAGTCCTTGAACGTGAACCCGTATATGTCTTGGCTCGCCCCACGGAACTCAACGCAGGCAACCATAGACGGTCCAGTTTCACAATGCAGGTCGAAATGAAGAAGGTTGCTGTCTGTCGTCGTCTTGTTCACGACAACGATTGCATCATTCAGGCTGACACCGTAGCAGTCATGAAGCGCAAGGCCGAAGGCACGCTCTACAAAGATGGCGGGGCCTGACACTGCCTTGCGGAAGTCACCGTGAATGACCGCCACGTCATTGAATGAGACGGCTGTGGACGTGTTTACCGTCTTGAATGAGGATGTTACGCCCAGCGTGTTCTCACCCGTGAACACTGCGCAATAGGATGATGTGGAATTGTGCAGGTTGTAGCAGATCAGCTTGATGGCTGTCAGGTCTTCTGACCCGTAATTGTACAGGCACGCCTTCGTGAAGTAGCCGGAAATAGCCACGTTATCGAGGTAGTGAACGTCTGCAACGCTGCCTGAGTTATCAACAGCGACCAACACCCCTACATTTGGAGGGTTCGTGCTGGAGCCGTAGACGTGCAGATCCCTGACTGTGCAATACCGCGAGAACGTCAGGTCAAGAACGGGAACGCCGCTTGTCTGACCAACAATTCGCCCAGGCCCCGAGATCCCCCAAACGAGGTTTCTGATGCCTGTCGCATTGATTGACGATGTGACTAGGTAGTCACCCTCTGGGAACTCTACGAAATACGAAGCCGCGTAGATGTCCAATTCTGCCACTTTGGCACGAAGGGCCGCGAATGCTGCGTTAATGGCGGTCGTGTCGTCTGTTGACCCATCCCCCTTGGCCCCAAATTGGCGGACGTTCAGGGTCGATGACTCCGCAAGTTCCCAATAATAGGTTCCAGCGTTGCTGGTGATGTAGCCAGAGTGGCTTGGGACAGCAAACACACGCTTGTAAAGAGCGTCGCCGCCGTCTCCTGCTGTGTAATAGCCCGCAGTCCTGAGCCAGCCGATACCGCTGTCTATGTTTGACCCGGTAACATCGGCCACGGTCGCATAAAGCTGTGCCGTGTTCTGCGGGACGCTAGCTATATTGGGTAAAAAAAAAGCGCTTCCGGCTCTTGGCTGGATCGTTATGCGGAATTCTTCAATGTCGCCGCTGGATGTCGTGACCTTGAAGTCAACGTATCCGAAGCCCTTGAGCCTCTGGGTGATTCGCGTGGTGGTGTTGGATGTGTTTGTAACCGTGACGCCTGTTGGGGTCCG